GAGAGCATAAGGGCAAGTATTGCTATAAGGAAAAAGGAAATTGTACTGGCAATAGCTGTAGTGGTGTATCTCCTCTTAGTAGAAGGGTCTTTCTCAGTAAAAGCCCTATAAGTAGCATAGAAAGGCACACAAAAAAGGGCAGCCCCATAGAAAAATCCCGCACCAACTAGGAGCAATAAGCCTATAGAGGCAAGGATGTTAAAGAAAAACAATAAGACTCTCATGGCAAATATTTTAGAATATACATTAACACTTAAAGATTTAGTCAGTGCAAAGTTACAAAAAATTGGCGTAACTAACGACACTATGCTGGATAAATTTGGCGAACTACAGGCAACACAAGCAAAAGTAGCCAAAGGCTTTGCTCAGATGGGGACTTCAGTACATACTTTGCAACAGAAAATAGCCTTACTCAAAGCCGAAAGAGACTTATTGCCCGTAGAAAACTTGGCTGTTATTCGCAAGTACAATAGCGAGATAAACAAGTTAGAGCGTAGTATTACCAAATTGCAAACCCTCAATGGTAGTAAAATAAAGACGTGGTTTTCTGATGCAATAAACAGCCTACCTGGAATAGCTACTAACCCTCTTATATTGGCGGGAGCTGCAATAGGGGGAAGTATCAAAAAGGGGATGGAGGCAGACCTACAACAAGCCAATATCACTACTTTGCTTCGTGGCGATGTAGAAAAAGCTAAAGCCTTATATGCTCAACTCTCCAATTATGGAGTAGAAACACCCTATGATAAGGCTGGGCTTATTGAAGCACAGAAGACAATGATGTCCTTCGGACTTTCTTCTGAGTTTGCTTTTGGCAAGCTCAAGAACATAGGTGATATTGCTATGGGTGATGCACAGAAAATGCAAAGTCTATCACTTGCTTTTGCACAAGCCACCTCGGCAGGCAAGCTACAAGGGCAGGACTTAATGCAGATGATTAATGCAGGCTTCAACCCCTTACAAGTGATAAGCGAACGTACGGGGGAAAGTATGGCCAAGCTCAAGGAGCGAATGAGTAAAGGGGGGATTTCAGCACAGGAACTCGCACAAGCCTTTGAATGGGCAACCGATAAACAAGGGCTATTCTACCAAGGTGCAGAAAAGGCGGGACAAACCCTTAGCGGTAAGTTCAACAAGATGATGGATTCTATCACCGAGCTTGCTCTGAAAGTATATGAAGCTATTAGCCCTATGCTTGGCCCTTTGGTAGACTTTATGTCCGCCGTCTTTGAGAGTATAGGGGGAGGTATAGGTTGGCTTATTCAGAAGTTTCAAGAAGGGAATCCCGTTATATGGGGTATTGCAGGAGCTATAGGCATATTCACCACAGCATTGATACTACACAATACATATACAGCTATTGCTACAGCTTGGCAAAATAGGCTTACCTGGGCAGTGATTAAGACGAACCTAGCCTTTTTAGCTAATCCTATCACATGGGTAATAGCTGGTATTATAGCTCTTATTGCTATGATTGCCTATTGCATTGTAGGGGTAAGTGGTTGGGGTAAGGCGTGGGAATATACCATACAAGGCATGAAATATAGTTGGGAGGCTTTTATCCTTACTTATCAGGCTCATTGGAATACAGCAGTCAATGCTTTTATGGCGGGTATAGATGCCTGTAAGCTTGCTTGGTATAAGTTCAAAGAAGCCGTTGGTTTAGGTGATAGTACCGAGAATCAAGCGATGATTGCCAAGATACAAAACGACTTGCAGGAGCGTGCCAAATCGGTCACTGAGGGCTATAAAAAAGCAGGTGAGGCAGAGGCTAAAGCTAAAGAAGCTCTTGGCAAAGCGTGGGACTCTTTAGAGTTTAAGAGCTTTAAGGAGGTAAAAGACGGACTAATGGGCAAGCTGGGTATGAAAACCGAAAGTAGTTCCATGCCAGGAATAAGCCCTATTACCGGAGACGCTACAGCTACCACAGGAGAAGGAGCTAAAACCAAAGACAACATTGTATCAGGGGGCACCCGACAAACACATATCAATATACAAATAGGCAATGTAGGCACCGATACTAAGGTATATGTTTCCTCTGTACGTGAAGGAGTAGAGAACTTTGGGGCAATGGTGAAAGAGGAACTCCTCAGAGCAATTAATAGTATAAACCAGTTGCAGACAAGCTAATGAAAGATATACTCATAGATGACAACAATGACCTACGCCTATTGGCAGGTGATTTTGAGGTGGGGTACTCTGATAACCAACAACAAAAGGCTATACTCACTACTGAAAAGGGAGAATGGAAAGAACATCCAGAAGTAGGGGTAGGCATCGCCCAAATGCTCGCAGATGACCTCTATACCGAAGTACTCATCGAAATAAAGAAACAATTGGAGTATGATGGTATGCAGATTAACGATGTAGCCCTAAAAGAGGGCGGCAAGTTACTAATTGATGGACAATATAATTAATCTATGGCACTAAACAAAGAACAACTCAAACAAGGCATTATCCAACTACAACAGGATATGCTTACCAAAACCGATGCCTCAATGGAAGAGTATGCAGAACGCTTAGCCTCTCTTATTAACGACTTTGTTAAGAGTGGCGAGGTAACAATAGCCCCTGGTATCAGTGTAACCACAGCAGGTACAGCCGCCTCCCAAACGGGTGCCACTACAAGTGAAGGAAAAGGCATTATAAATTAAAAAATAAACTAATAACGATGATAACACTCAATTACATTTTACAAGGATTTGGATTTAGGGATAGTAAAGACTTCCTACACTCTTCCTTTGGTCACACCTTTTCAGCTCTTTTTATCAAGATGGACGTAATACTCTCCTTTCTGTTTGCCACTGTGCATTTTCTATTTGGATTCAATCATTTATTCCTAACTGCATACGTGGTATTGTTAGTATTTGAATGGATTACAGGCGTACAAGCCTCAAGGAAGAGAGGGGAAAAGCACGAAAGCCGTAAGTTCGGGCGTATGATCCTAAAGATAGCCACCTATCTTGTACCTATCTATATACTGCATACTTTCTCTGCTAATGTAGAGTTTCCAAGTCTTGGAGGTTTTGAATTCGACCCCTTCCACTGGCTTTATTGGATAGTGCTTATAGGGATTATATGGCAACTCGTGGTGAGTCTCTTGGAGAACTTAGAATGTTTAGGCTTTCGCTTTGCAAAGGTGCTACTCAAGATAATCAACAAGAAATTCTATAAGACTTTTGAGTTAGAAGATGACCATAACAGTATTACATAACCAGTCACTCCTTGACCTCGCCCTACAGCATACGGGTACTATTGAGAGTATCTTTGAGTTGGCATTACTGAATGAAAAGAGCATTACCGACGATATGGTGGCGGGGGCTTCCCTAATTATAGGAGAAATCTCCAACAAGGATATCCTTAACTATTACACGGCAAAAAAAATCCAACCTGCTACAGCTTTCACCAAAGAAGACAAACAAGTGTTAGAACGCCTTGAAGGTATCAGCATTTGGGCAATTAACCTTGATTTTGTAGTAGGAGGCTAAACTACTAACCACTAACAACTGAACCATGTCACGAAGCATACAAGAAATACAAGAACTCATCTACCAAGCCAAGACACAAGAGCCTACTCTAAACGAGCTTAATAGCACCTCCAAAGTGGCTATATGGCGCTTGTGGGTCTATATCATCTCAGTAGCTATATGGAGTTTGGAGAAGCTGTTTGACCTACACAGGGCAGATATTGATAGGAGAATTGCCAAGCTTAAACCAGGTACAGCCAAATGGTATCATAGCCGTGCCTTAGCCTTTCAATACGGCTTTGACCTGCTGCCAGATAGCGACAAGTTCAACAATCATGGAAGAACAGAGGAACAGATAGAAGCGAGCAAGGTAGTCAAGTATTGTGCTGTCACTGATGCCCCAACTGAGAGCCGTATCGTGATAAAGATAGCTACAGATAATGCAGGTACGCTCACCCCCGTGACAGCTCACCAACAAGAGGCATTTAGTCGCTATATCAATGAAATCAAGTATGCGGGGGTCTATGTTACGATATTGAATAACCAACCCGATTGGCTCAAGCTCTCTATCCGCATTGTCCGTAATCCACTTATTTTGAATGAGAATGGAATGAATGTTAATTCGGGTCGACAAACGGTAAAAGAAGCCATTAAGGATTACCTCAAGCGTTTGCCTTTCAACGGTGAGCTCTCCCTACAAGCCCTTACCGATGTTATTCAAGGCGTGGAGGGGGTCAAGGATGTGAGTATAGACCTTGCCCAAACCAAGTGGATAGAAGGGAGTATATGGGGTAATTTCCAAGAGATAAATATAAGTCGCATACCCGAAAGTGGTTATTTTGCGGTGAATTTTGATACAAATAACGACACCAAAAGCACCATTACCTACCTATGAGAATCTTTGAACTCAATTTACGGAGGCTCGTGATCTTGCTACTGCCTACTTTTTTGAGGAAAGCACGCCTTGTAGCTTGGTTACAGATCCTTATTGCTCCCTTGGAGCAACTCCAATATAGCTTTAACCAAAAGCGGAATAGCGACCTAGTAACCCTCACGCATAACGGACAAAAGTGCTATCTAAGGAAGATTCTCAATGATAGTTTTGACCAAACATTAAGGCGTATCCGTATAGAGGATATGACCCACTTTAACGCAGTGTATATCTATACGGAGGCGGAAAATCAACCTGTATATTTAGAGGAAAAATACCTATATACTTCGGGAGAAATGCAAGTGAGTGGGGTGAATTTCTCGGTACGTATACCGAACACATTACGAGCAAGAAATGTAGAGATTAAAGCCATTATTGAGGCTTACAAGATAGCATCTAAAAGATATATAATGATTTATGAATAAAATCAACTTTGATAATACAGGAGGGTTCCCATTAGGTGCCTATACCCTCAAATTTATGCAGCAGAGTTACCAACTATTCAATGCTTTGGGAAATATAGCGGGTAACCTAAGTATTCTTTCGGGCTGTGATCGGGTAGGTCGTAGCATTACCGATGGAGTGGTATATATCAATGGTGAGGTGCTTCCCTTCAAAGGAGCTCCAATATCCGAAAAGGTCATTATTGTAGAGACCACGCATAAAAGGATATTCAAGGATGGTGTAGAGAAAGTCGTAGAATATACCCGCTATGCTACTTTTGGTAATAGTGCAAGTGGACACCCCTGGGCAAATTTTAAACGGCCCTTAAACAACCAACAAATAGAAGCCCAATCCTTCACTAATGAAAATTCCTTACTAAAGAGATTGGAAAAGCTAGAAGAGCGAGTAACAAAGACTATACCTATAGGGTTGGTAGCTATATGGGGAAAACCAGCTAACATACCTATTCCTGAAGGTTGGCGGGAGTACGTACCCCTAAGAGGTAGAATGCCTATAGGGCATAATAGTGCTGACCCCGATTTTGGAAGAATAGGTGCTGAAGGAGGTGAGAAGACTCATACACTAACTATTGCCGAAATTCCAAGACATAGTCATAGCTTATTTTTCAAAAGAACTCAAGATGATCAAGGTTTTGGATCTCAAGATGATGAATTTTCTATTGGTTCGAGTGATTCTGTCAACACAACAGATGAAGGTGGCGACCAGCCGCACAACAACATGCCTCCTTATCGAGTCATTAAATATATAGAATTTGTCGGCTTCTAACTAAAAAACCATTAACACAATGATTACACCATTATCAACCTTAAAGCGTTGGTTTTCCAATTTTATGAAACCAACTCAAGAGCACTTTTGGGCGATATTTGACAGTTTCCGCCATAAAAGTGAGAAAGTCCCTATGGAAGATATAGACGGGTTAACTACGGCTTTAGAGGGTACTGCTTCTGCGGAGCAGCTACAGAACCACTTAAGAGATTCCCATGCCCATAGTGAGTTGTTAGATAAAAAAGTCGATAAAGTACCAGGGAAGATGTTATCATCCAATGATTTCACCAATGAGCAGCGCGCTAAATTGGAGGGGTTGCGGAATGTGGATATATCAGGACTATTACCCAAGGGAGGTTATACAGGGACAGCACAGAATCTCAAGGAATTGATAGATAACCTCATGAGGATCATAGAGTCTCCTGATACAGAGCTGGACGAGCTACGGGAGATTGTTGCTTATATCAAGCAGAATAAACGTATCCTTGATACACTTGGAATAGACAATATTGCAGGCTTGCGGGATGCTCTCAGAGGCAAAGCGCCAACAGACCATAACCACGATGATCGCTACTCACGATTGGGACACACTCACACAGAATATGCCTATCGTACTCACAGGCACCGTTGGGATGATATAGATGGGAAGCCTAGTATGGATTTTATTCCTACCTCTTGGAATAAAAGGAATAATAAAGAAATAATCAGAACTCAAGTTGACGAATGGTTAAGGATTAATGAGTTGAACAGCCATGCTAACGGCGTGTATTTTGGTACTTCAACTGTTAGAACGGATGGTCAAGTACAAGTTGGTGAAGGAGGAGCAGAAGCTATATTATCTAACTTAGGACTTCAATTAAAGAAAAGACTTAGGATTAATGCTTGGTCCGGAGGAGATGGTGCAGATATTAAAACTAAAGGTAAGATGCAGATTGGCTCCTCATCAGGTATTATTGAATTTAGAAAGATTCTTGAAGACTTAATTAATTGGAATGGAAATGCAACTGTTACTATAGATATTAATGATGGTAAAATCACTTCTAAAATATTGGATACAAATAGAATAATCTTTGGTAGTGAAAACAATATTATTAGTGCTTGGACAGGAGGATTTGATTTAGCTACTCGTCAAAGCTTATTAAATATTGGAGCATTAAATACTATTAAATTCAGAAAGATAGATGATACTGGTTGGAAGAATGATTTAATCGAAATGAATGTTAATGATGGTACATTAAGAGTTAATGGTATTAAATCAAATGCGAACGTTTCAGGAGAATATC